AACTTGCAGGTGTTTCTGATGAAATAAAAGATGAGGAACTTGCAGGTGTCTCTGTTGCAACAACAGAAGGTGAATTTATTGGTGTTTCTGAGGCAATTAAAGATGGTGAATTAACAGATGTGTCTGATGAAATAAAAGAAGGTGAACTTACAGGTGTTTCTGATAGAATTAATGATATTGTACTTATTGGGGTCTCTGTTGCAATTATAGATTCTGATGAAATTATAGATAGTGTACTTACTGGTGTTTCAGATTGAATAAACGATATAGTACTCATTGGTGTTGGTGTATCTGTTATAATTGATGAAGGTGATATAATTGCTGTATATGATGAAATTATAGATAATGTACTCATTGGTGTTGGTGTATCTGTTATAATTGATGAAGGTGATATAATTGCTGTATATGATAAAATTATAGATAATGTACTCATTGGTGTATCTGTTGTAAATATAGAAGGAGAATTTATTGATGTTGGTGTATCTGATGAAATTATAGATAATGTACTCATTGATGTATATGTACTTATTGGAGTACTTGATTCAATTATCGTATATGTTCCTTCACTACTTGCAGTAATTGTAACAGAAGATGATATAGATGGATTATTTGAAATACTAGATAATTGAGTTCCTGTAGAAGATACACTTGGTGATCTAGACATTGATGGAGATCCAGAAGTACTTTTTGATATAATGTTGGTTTTTGTTCCAATTGGTGATAAAGTTGGAGTTCTTGAACTTGTTGTACTACCAGAACTACATGCAGATAATGTAGGTGTTTTTGATTCAGTATTACTTGCAGATGATGATCTTGATACAATACTTGTTTTACTAATTGTTGGTGTAGGAGATATTGACATACTTGAATATATTGTATACGAGGATGATTCACTAACTGAACTTGATACAGAAAATGAATCTATTAATGATTGTGAAATTATGGGTGATGATGATACACTAGGTGATGCACTTGGCGAAGATGATATTGATATTGAAGATGTATCTGAATATGATAATGAATATTTTGCTGTTGATGTAGTACTAACTGAATTACTAGATCTATAAGAGTTTGTAGGTGAAATTGTAACAGTATGTGTAATACCTGTTGGAAAAGTTGTTTGTGATACAGTTAATGTTCCAATATATGAACTAGATACAGTAGGGGTAGATGATTTTGAATATATACCTGTTCTTGTAATAGTTGTTGAACTAGATTGTGTTTTTGATGCTACAGGTGTTCCTGTTACTGTTTTACTAGTTATTATTGTTGATGATGTAACTCCTGTTAATGACCATGTACTAGATGCTGATATAGATTTTGATGCTTGAGATGAACGAGAATTTATAACAGATACTGTACTTGTTTTAGAATTAGATGAACTTCCAGACATAGAAACTGTTGCGCTTGAAGACTTACTTTGTTGTGCAGATATTGTATCTTGTAATGAAAATGTATTTGTTGGTGTTGTAGTCAATGTATTTTTTGAAGATCTTGTAATATATGAACTTGGTGTCGGAGAGATAGTTATCGTCCCTGATTGTGTATTTTTAAATCCGCTATATGTATTAGATACAGAACCAGTATTTGTTTTTGAAGATGTTGTTGTTCTTGAAGATGTTGGGCTAGTCGTACCACTAATTGTATTAAATATTGTACTTGTTTCCAATATTGAGATTTTAGTTGTTTTAGATACCATTAATGAATTTGTAATTGTTGGTGATGCAGATGATGTTTTTGAATTTTTTAATGAACTTGTACTACATACTGTACTAGTTGATGTTTTACTTTTTGTTGGTGATGATGATGTTGTTTTTGTTTTAATTGGAGTTACTGTTTGAGTTACAGAACTAGATGTAGTTTTTGAAGATGTATGGGTTTTTGAAACAGATGATGATCCGGATGATGATTTTGATGAACTTGCACTTCCTGTATTTGTATCTGAAATTTTATTTGTATTTGTTTTGCGAGTTGTAATACTAATTGATGGTGATGATGATGATGTTTTTGATGATTGCATAGTTTGTGATCCTAATGCAGATGCAGTATTTGTTTTAGATATCATTGATGATTTACTAATTAATGGTGAACTACTAGAGGTTTTAGATATTGATGCAGATGCAGTTGTTGTTTTGGTACTCTGTCCAGATACTGTTACGCCAGATGTACTAGATGGGGATTTAGAAGATGCTATAGTTGGGGATATAAACGCAGATGACGTAGATGATTTACTACTAGTGGGTGTTTTTGTTGTTGTCTGAGTAGATGTAGTTGTTTTAGTTGATGTTGTGGATAAAGACATTATATTTGTTGGATTAATACTTTTAGATGCAGTTGTTGTTTTAGTTGAAGTTTTAGATGTAGTAGATGATATTGATGGTATAACATATGATAAATCTAATTTTCTACCAATAGACAAATTATGACTACTTATTAAATTAAATGATAATAAAAAAAATAAAATTTTTAACATACCCAACAGTTAATTAATATAGAAATTTTTTTTATTTTTATATTAATTCATTATATTCTTCTCTCATATTGTATTTTATATAAAACCATCTCACAACCGCACATACTATTATTATTCCTATAATAACTATTAAATTTAAAATAATGTTATCCATTAAAATACATATAATTAATATTTTATATTATTAAATATGTTTTCGACACATTGGACATGTATCATGTTTATATTGGTCTATCCATGTTTCAATACATTTCCTATGATAATTATGATTACATACATTTAATTTTCTAATATCGTCATTTTCAATGTATTCAATATGACAAATAGGACAATCATCATTTTGTGTAAATTGTATTTTACTTGTATAATCATCAACGCCAAATTTATTTTTAAATTCTAGTACAAGTTTATAACATATATTTACAATAATTATAACAAATATTACAATATTATTATATACAAATCTACCAATATAATTTAGTATATTATTTGTATTCTTTTCATAACAATAATAATCAACTTTTTCATTGATATCTGTATCATTCAAATCAAATAGTATTTTTTTATTATTACACAATGTTTTATATTGATAATATATATTATTAATATTTAATTCCATATTTTTGTAATTTATTGAATCTTGAATCAAATTTGTTTCATAATTATGTCTGCATACGAATTTTAGATTTGGATTTACCATTGTACATAGTAATTTATTTAATAAATAATAATTTTCATAATGAGCTTGTAATACATTTATATCTTTAATAAATAATATTCCAGTGTCAAATTTTATTTTTGAACAGGTGCCATAATAATCACATAGCAAATCTCTTGCTACATAATAAGTTGTAATGTAAAATATGCATATATTTATAACTAATTTATACATGTTAAATGATAAATATATTGATTGTTTATTATAAATAAATTTTCAATTTTTTTAGAGTTTCTCGATCTTTAGATCTGAGAAACTCGTATCCTTTAGATCTGAGAAACTCGTATCCTTTAGAGTTTCTTAATTTTAAATTAGTCTTCCTGTTCATCTTCCACAACTTCTTCAGGAATTGCATCTTCATCCATTGACGGATCATACCCATCACGTGTAATATATTCTACTGGAATATCATGTTTTGCAATAATTTGTTCATAATAATTTTCTGCATCTTTCTTAGTCTTAAATTTTAAGACGGTTGGATTCAAAATATTTTTAGCAAAAGTCCACCGGTTATTTTGTAATGTGATTGACATATATTTTGATCCACCTATTTTATATGAACCTGCCTTTTTAATTCCACTCTTTACACCCGTGAAGATTTAAAATGGAACAACGTTCCCAATTAAAAACAAAACGGTTTGCTTATTACAAAGCGTGTAAATTATGTTTTTAGCGTATCGTCTAATACGCCTGATGTATTGCCTCTAGTAAGATAACTAGGACGCAGTTTTTTATTTATTGCGTTCTTTGCTATCTTATAGATATTTGTTGCACCATTACAATCTCTATTCCATCGCACTAAACAAGTCTTACACTTGATTGCACCATGAACTAATCTGAGATTGTTTTTGAATGGTTTTGGATTTTCTCTTATAATATATTTTTCACATAACCCACCTTCACATTTAGAACATCTACAACTTGTTCTAAATTCATCTACTAAATATGTTTGATATCCATTTTGTCTAAATAATTTTCTTATTCCAACACCTTTAGTTGGTTCTTTGAATTTCATATGTCTCTTTTGTTCAAAATCACCAAAATTTACTATTATTTCACTAGGTGATCCAAAAGTTTTCTTAAATTGATTAATCATTTTCTGTTCGCTTTTTAATCTATTCATATATCCATTTAATTTTAGTTTTCTGAATATATACTTTTCATAAAACGTAAATAATTTATGATTGATTTCATTCTTCTTTTTTACATATTTCTTAAATTCTTCTATATCTAATGTTTTTCTATTAAATAATGATAATTCTGTTTCATATTCTACTATTGTTTTACCATCTATTTTTTCTTCTTTCAAATTAATTATTATTTTAGCATATTTCTTTAATTTTGTTTCTTTTCTTCTACTATCTTGACTATATCTAAATTCATTTGCTTCCTTCGTATCACCATCTACGCAATAAATTATATCACACTTGCCTGGGTCTATTGCTACTATCTTTTTATTTTGTAAATTACTATAATCTTTTAATTCATCTATGTACTGTTCTGAATTAGAATTCTTACTATTTGGTATTCTTTTACCAACTAAATCATTTCTTAAAAATAAAATACTACAACTTATTCCATCTGTTTCTATCATATGATGAAATTTATATTGGGGTTTATTAAAACATTGTCTTTCAATTCTAAAAAAGAATTCCCATATTTTATCTTCTGACTTTTTTAGATTACCATTAAATAAGTAATCTGATTTATTTCCTTGTTTCTTTGTCATTAATAAATGAACTAATGTTGTTGTATCTAATCTAATATGTTTTGGTATTATTTCACTTCTTAATGGAAATACATTATTAATTGTTAATCCATCTTTTTCTACTTCTTTCATCATAAAAATCATACATGGTAAATAATCTTGTGGAAGACATTGTAAATCATAATATAAATTATTCTTCTTAAATACTGTTTTATTAGGTAATATTAATTTTTTAGTATCCTTTATCCATTGATGATAATAATTTTTAGATTTGTATTTATCTGTATCAATATTAAGTAAATCATTTTTAATCTTTCTTAATTCAGAACATAATTTATTAATTCTATCATCTTTTTCTTTTCTGGTAATATTTAACTTTCTAATCTTATCAATAATAAATTTCTTTTTCCATGCTACATTTACATATCTTTCAATATATTCAATGTAATGCTGTTTAATATTATTTTCATACATCGTTAAAATATCAATGGTTAAATAATCAAGAACTGTATTAAGATGTGTATAATCTAAATCATCTTTTTGAATTAATGGTTTATAATCAGATTCATAGAATTTAGTTAAATTATCTTTAATATCTTTAACTTCTTTTTTAGGTGGTCTTCCTGATGCACTTTCAGAACATAAAATTTTCATACAACTATTAATAAATACCTTATCAACTTCTGGTAGTTTATTATTTTTTTGATAGTAATCTAATAAATAAAGTTTCATAAATTGTAAAGTATGAATTATAATTTTATTACATTTGATAGTTGATTCGGTAATTTTAGCTGAATTCACATCATAATGTTTTAAGACATGTTTAAGTGGTATTTTGACACACTTAAAATAGTCAGGAGGTTTTGGTTTTACAATACTCATATATACAATAACTAAACTTTTTATTTTTAATAATTAAACGCAAATTATTAAAAATCTAAATATTTTTATTTCTTGGTAAAAATATATTTTTTTGTTCTTACCTCTTCTTTACCTTCTTCTCTAATTCTATAATCACAACTCAACATATTATATTTATTTTTGGTAATTTGTCTAATAATAGATAAATATGGGCGTTTTGCTCTATCAGGTTCAGATGCTCCAATAATAGCAGTAAAACTAAAATACTTACG